AGGGGGTGCCTTCGGTGGCTATGCCCCAAATGCAGTCGCCGGCAACACCGGTTACGGCCCCTTCTACCAGCAACCAGTACAGCCAGTCTCCGTCAGCCTCCTCCCCGTCCAATCCGTGGGAAGCGGCGATGGGCAGCCTGGAACGGGTGGTTTCTCGGATCTCCCCGTCCCCCAGCCAGGCACAACAGTATCCTCAGTACCAAATGGTGCCGCAGGATACTCAACAGTACAGTCAGAATTTACAGGCCCAACCCTGGCTGTACCAAGCGCCTACGGATCAGCAGATCTCGTACAACAGCGCGTATACAACCCCGACTTCTTATCCGACTTCTACGGAAGCGCAACCCGCTCAACTAAGCGCGGAAACAAGCGCCGTAGTTAATCACTTCGGTATTGAAGCCCCTGCGGTTCTCAACGAGTACGCTGTTACTCTTGAAGATACGCTGATTCAGCAGAATGAAAACATGGAAGCCCTCGCTCTGCGAGCCGGCGCCATGGAGCACATCCTGACTGACCCTGATCAGCTGGCTGATTACACCAATCGGTTCTTCACCGAGGTGTACCCCGTGGACGAGGAGGTTGATTACGGCTACAGCCAACAGTATCAGCCTCAGTATGATCAAATGCCTGCTGTCCCTGCTGGTGCTACCGGCGGTGCTCGCGGTGCTGATGTTGAGTCTCAGTGGAACGGCTTCACTCAGACGATGGATCAGAACCCCGAAAACGCTTGGCGTTATCTGTCTCAGATGAGTCCTGATGCCATTCGTAGCAAGCTGTTGTTCTTGGACAACGCCTGAGCTACTATCCGCTAGGAGGATCCAGGGGACCCCGTCTGTTAGGCGGGGTTTTTTATTGTTAAACTACTTTTAGATTTAGCGTATAATCTTGGCCCCATTTCGAAGCGAGTCTCAGCGCCGCAAATTCTACGCGATGGCGGAACGCGGTGAAATCTCAAAAAATAAAGTAAAAGAGTATGAGGAAGAAACTAAAGGCGATCTCCCTGAGCGCGTAAAGAAAAAAGAGTCTATGGTTAAGGCCAAGCGTAAAGCTAAAAAATTCGCTAAAAAACGCGAGGAAATGAAGCGTGGCTAATCTTAACCGTCGTTCAAAAGCGGCTTCCACACCGGCAGAGTCAATTGCCGCCTTGCAATCTGAGCTGAGTGCTCTTCGCGAACTTTATGTTCGGGATATGCAAAACATTAGTGCGGACATGCAAGCTCTAAGTGCCAAAGTCGAGCCTGCTGCTGTTTCTGAAGACTGATTTTAAAAGTTTTATACTATATGTAACCGTGAGAAGCCGATATGTATACGCCTATAAGTAATTGGCGGTACGATAGCGGCTTTCACAGGGTTCAAAGCGGTCCGAACCACGAGGGCTATATCGTGGTCAGCTCTGGGATTGTGGATACCGGCGCGGATACCGGTATCGTCACTCCAGGAGCTCCGAATAGTGGGCTTTGGTATAACACTAACGAGTGGCGCGCTGTTCCTCGCGCGGTTTCTGGGTACTGGACAGATTATTCGGACGTTGATTACGCTCCGAGCGGAGCGCTAAGCAGTTATGTCGGGTATCGCCCTCTGGGTGTTTCGACAATCGCTAATGCAAAAGTTTCCACGTCTTATGGTCCTCAGTTTGGCTTAAGGACAACAGGGCAATCTACTTATTTCAATGGCGTTGCTCCTTCGTCTCAGGCGTACACTCCCTACAACACTCCCGACGACAACACAGCTGCTCAGGGTTACACAGGAGGGGGCGTAACTCACGGTCGTTATGAAGGCGGCATTCTCACAAATCCAACCAACGACACGTCCGGATCTCGCGCGTCGTGGGTGTATAACCCTCCTGTTTACTGTAAAACATATACGGAGGTTGTTCGCAGCACATCTCCTGGGCTGATGTCGACGGCTTTGCGGTACATCTACCGCGGAAAAGCCGGCACGTATGTCTCTAACTTTGCGGCTATCTACCATCAGTTGCCTGAAGGTGTTCGCTCTATGGTGCGCACTTATTCACCTACAGTTAATTCAAGTAATCAAAAGTCAATTTGACCGCTAAAAATGCGACAAGCTGGTTTTGTTCAGCCTGTTTTCTAGTTAAATTAAGTATGTAGTTCTTCGGAGGTTGACGCTTTGTTCGTCGATAATGACTTCCCGAAGCTGCTGGGCGCTGAATTATACCGTCCTCACCCCGCGTATGTGGTGGAGATGGCGGCTGAGCCCGTGGTTGTTCACGATTTCTCGAAGCAACCCGGCCAGACTGTTCAGTTAGACCGGTACCGCTTCTGGGGCAATCCTGGTTCGAAAGAAAGCCGGGAGCGCACTGCCGAGCAAACCATCGGCACGGCTAACAGCCGCAACATTGTTAAGGACAAAGTGCTCGTGACCCTCCGCGAGTACACCGGTCCTGCTGACCCGAGTGATCCCACTCAGCCGAGCACCTTCAAGATTGCTCGCGAGACTCTGATCACCGCTCAGCGTCTGCTGTTGGACACCGGTAACCTTACCGCTTTCCACCAGTCCATCGGTTCTCTGACTCTGCTCGACGACTACCGTCGTTGGCGCGACCGGGTGTTCATCAATGAACTCCTGAAAGCTGTTTCCAAGGGTCAGGCTTCCGACAGCCAAGGTGGTTACTACTACCCCGGCGATCTTGCCGTTGGTGGCCTCACCTACGCCAACGCCGAGCAAGCTAAGTTCGACGTTAAGGATGACCTGCTGCGCGTGGTGAAGAGCCTGCGTAAGCGGAACACTCCTACCTACCAGGACGGTTTCTATCGCTGCGTCTGCGATCCTACCTTCCTGATGCACCTGCGCCAGAACAGCGACTTCCGTGAAGTTGCTCGTTACCCCGGCAACGGTCAGATCAACCCCCTCATGTCCTCGATGCAGCCCAACGCTGCCATCTACATGGGTCAGGGCTTCGGTCAAGCCACCTTCGTGGCCGGCGAGCCGATCATGCCCACGGGTTTTGTGTTCGAAGGCGTTCGCTTCTTCGAATCCACCAACATGCCCTCTCAGAGCCAGACTGCCACCATCGGCGGCACGTCGAAGTCTTACGAGAGCGCAATTGGTATGTTCTTCGGTCCCCAGAGCGTTGGCGTCGGCATCGGCGGTAACAATGCTCAGGTGTTGCTGAATAACAACGACGATTTCAGCCGTTTCATCATGATGATTTGGAGCCTGTACGCAGGTTTCGAACTTCTGAACGCTGATTTCGCGACCATCGCCTACTCCTTTAACGCTTGAGGAGGTAACTAACGATGGCCATCAACCCTAACCAGATCTCGGTTGCCAAGATTTATCCTGGTAACTACACCAACGTTCTTCGTTACTGGCACGAAGAGAAGTCCGTTGTTTACAACAACGAGAACGGCACCAGCGAAACCCTCGTCGATCAACCCGTCGGCGGTCCTGTTGGCGTTATTTTCCGTCCCGGCTGGATTGCTCAGCAGGCTGTCGGTTACGTGGACCTGTCTTATCAGGCCCTCGGTTCTGTCAACCAGCTTGAGTACTACACCAAGCCCTACGGTTCTGGTCTGAACGGGGACAACGTTCCCTTCACCACCGCCAACGTGATTATCCCCTCGCCGGATTATCACAAGGATGTGCGTTCCGACATTGCCGACGGTATCACTGTGCCTTCCGGCGCTTATGTGTACCGTGTGGGTCTGCGTCTCGACGGCGGCGATGTGGTTTCCAGCGGCGTGGGCGGCGGTTCCGCTACCCCCACTCTGGGTCTCGGCCCCGCTCTGAGCGTTGGTCTGAACAGCACCCCTACCCCTAGTGGTTTCTTTGCCACTATCGTCGGCGCCAACAGCCGCATCGAGAACGGTTCGTTCAATTCCAGCAACGCTTGGAACGATGCGAACATGCACGTTGTGACTGCCGAAACTACTTACAAACTGTCCTCAGTTCGTAACCTCGGCGGTGTGGCTGCTTCGGGTCTCGCCCAAGCTTCCGGTGTGTACGATCCTCGTGCTAAATCCGGCAAGCTCATCGGTAAGGACAAAGCTCTGGCAATCTGCGAAGTTTGCTGGCTGGTTCCTGACGAGCCGCCCAAGCGCTCCGATGTCACCCTGCAGCCCGCTGGTGTGGTGGAGTCTTCGATTTACACCTCCACCGTTCCCTCGGCCTGATACATTTAATCGGATGTCGACGGACGCCCCCTCTTCGGAGGGGGATTTTTTTTACCTGATTCCGATTGACTTACGAAGCAGTTCCTGTTTGATCTGCTCTAAACGATCTTCCGGATTGATGCTATAGGTCTTACCGGTCTCCACAAGGTCTATCAGAGATCTAGCCCAGTTTTCTGGGTTGACGTAATCCAACATTCCTGCTGTTCGTTTTAATGCTTCCGGGCTTGCTCCAGCGCCTGCGATACCTAAACTTCGGTACAACTCACGCCGTGCCTGTACCTCCGGGGTTTCCTGAGTCTTAGCTGCGTACCTGATCACAGCTGGTGCCACCGTGGCGACATCGGCGGGAGGCAGTGCACTTGCGGCAAACCCAGTCCCACCTACTGCGATACCTCGCGCTGCCGCACGCCGGGGCGACATGCCAGCTTTTATGTTGGAACTTGTTTCGCCGACGACGTTCAGTACGTCACCTGCAAAAGGAATTGCCTGCAGCAATCGTCTTGCGGGCGCCGGGATTTCAGGTAAACCCGGTAAACGAAAGTTAAAAGGCACCTACCTTTAGACCGTACACCTACTGCCAGTTTAAGGTAAGATACCGTTCAGATACTGTTCACATAATGACTGTGACTCAGGTTAAAGAGTTCACTTACACTCCTAATGGTGTTAAAATCGAAGTTGTCAGCACTCACGACGATGGTGAGTACATGATGGTGCGTTCTATTACTACAGGTAAAGTTTTCTTCGCGCATCGTAATCAGGTTATTGAGGAAGTTCGTGAGGCTGAACCAGAACCAACTCCTTCGAAGCAACGACGCGGACGTCAATTAGTTAAGCCGGAAGTTCCTGCTTTTAACCGCGTGAATATCAACTCCGCTCCTCCTCAGTTACTGACTCAGGTGTTGAAAGGCGTGGGAATTAAAACTGCTACGGATATAAAAGAACTGCAGCAAAGTTTGCCTGGTGAACGCTTTACCAAACTTGATCAGTTGAAGTCTATTAAGGGTATTAATT